TAAGGAAGATAAGAAGATGGACCAACCAACAGGATTAAGAGAAATTCTGACAATGATGATGCAATCAAGATATGGATTGAAGCCAATTCAAATTGTTTGCAAATGGATAAATTCCTTGAGCTCTACTGAAACTTTATCAAAAGGGAAGATGAAAGACAAAATGTTTGATGAAGTAGTGACATTGGGCAGCAAATTGCAGGAAGAGGGTTTTGTAATCTACTCAATTGACCAAATATTGGATCATGAGAAATGGTGCCAGGCCTTTATAATGAGAAAATTCTTCACTCATTTAATGCCAATTGTGCCAGAGGACATTCTTAAGTACATGGCAATAATGTTCAATAGCACAACAAATAAGAAAATCATACTTTCAAATACATTATTGGATCAGTTTCTAAAAAATGTGCAGATATATGATGCAGCAATGAATGAATTGAAATTGCAATTCCTGGGTTTGTCAGAAAAGAATGATTTGATTGACAAAATGAGTGTTGCTTTGAAAAACAAATCAAACTTTGGCCAGGGTTGGTACCAAGACACCTCAAGTTCAGATGGTGACTCAGACCCTGCTATAGCAATAGAATGTGCTAATTTACTAGTAAGACTGGCCATATCAAGAGGGGAATTACCTAAGGAAACAAGGATTATCATAATGTCTAATACTTCTTCAGATGATCAGGTACGGAAGATATACATAAAAACTCTTGAAGGTTATGGGCCAATGATCAATAAGGTATTAGACATAGTTTGTGAACTTACTGTTGTGATAGCAGAGTTAAACAATAAATGCATTTCTGAAAGTAAAAGTGTTCTCAGAATGAAAAATGGCATAACAGAGTATAATCAATCCTTTAAAATCGATGATTCTTGCTTCACAGGGTTTCCAAAGTTCTTATGTGCTTCAATACAGATACCTGTAACAGTCAATCTCACAGATAGAATGTCTAACTTCTCTAATACCAGGAGGAACTTACCAGAAAATGGATTTGACACAAGAACAACAGCAGTATGTCAAAGAATGCAAGCAAGAATGCATTACAGATCACTGGGTGCAGGAATAAGTAAGAATTTTAGCCTACTAAGGGAATGTTTAACTAATCACCCTTCGAGCTCACTTGGCTTTTTCCCATTAGAACCAGATCATATGTCAGGGCTTGGTGGTGCTTCATTTGCAGAATATATACTTCTAAAAGGTTCATTGCAAGCAAGGAAAACTAGGAAGTTCTTCCATAGAAACAGTGATGTAGTTATGGGAGTTCTGGGGGATATTGGGCCATCTGTCAATTACAGAGTGACAAAAAATGAGAGATTCCAAGAATTCAAAAAGAGAAATCCCAATAATGACAAGCAATTTGAAAGTGTTCCTGATCTCCTTTACAGAAAACCTGAGACAAGGGAAGAAACCCTTATGCTAATTGACAACAAAGCAGGATCACAGAGTGTGGAATTATCCTTTGTTTATGATTCAACTCAAAAAATGATGTCAGGGTCGTCTATGTTTTTGACTGAACCCATACAAATGCTAAGGCTAGGTGAAAAAAGAGTCAAAATGAACACATTGTCAATTGTCAATATGATAGTGGATCATGGTGACATGGAAGAAAACGATATACAGATTCTGTACCCAGATTTCGAGATATATGAAACATTACTTACCTTAGTACAAGATCCTAATCATCTTTTGCATGTTCCATGTCATCATAAATCATCAAAGATTTCAAGACTTTATTATGGATCATTAAAAACAGAGATATGTGCACCAGTAATAGATTGTGTGAAAACCATCTGGTTTGGCATAGCAACAAAGCATAGTTCAACCTTAATAGTAGAATCTTTCAAACAGCATAAGTTGAAGTACCCATGGCTAGCTGACACTCATGAGGGAACATATAGAGGCATATTGAAATTTGAGAGTCCTGTGGCCCTGCATGGTGCTATACTGATGCTTTCCCAGTCAGACAAAACATTGGTAATAAGATCAGCTTTAAAGCAAAGCATGTTGCCAAGAATGTTATCTCAATTTACAAGACACAATTGGGTTTCTGGATATGAAATGATGGATTTTCAAATTGAACAGAAACAAGAGAAAGCCGATGATCTTGTCACACTTGCTAGATTGTTCACTGCCCCAATTGGGATGGGAGATAAAATTGATTACTTGAGCACTTTCAAATTAGCCGCAAATTTTAATTTGGCAAATCGCACCACTCAGAACCTAATGCTTGCTCAATCAATAGCAAGATCAGAGTCAGTAATAAACCAAGTGTCAATGTTGCAATCAGTCATTGGGGGTTATTTTCTTTATTTCTTAAAAGCACAGGTTAAGGATACAGATGGAAATTGGAAAGGTGACTGCATAGTGCAAATGATATTCCAAAATGGGCCAATTGTACAAATAGATTACCTAGGTGGTGAAGTCACCATATTCTGTGAAACAAAGATATCACTACAGCTGAACAGGAAAAGCATAATAAAATACATCCAAAGGAATAATTGGCAGACAATTGATACGGGTGATAGGATTGGAATAAATGGTTTTGGCAGAGGTAGTGGATATAAGTATAAAACAGTAAAAATAAAGAAGAAACTTGATGCTTCGAAAATGAATTTGGCATTGGAGATAGATATCAATGGTAAGGTGACAATCTTTGACATCTCATCAAAGCCAACCAAACTACATGCTTTCTACGTTTCCTTTTCATCTCTCAGAAGTGACAAGGCAGAATTTTCAGATGACATGGACAGTGTGACAAAGAAATGGATGAAGGATGAACCTTATGATATGAACGACATGAAAGATTTGCTTGAATACAGACATGAATGGCTGAAACATGTCTTCAATTTTTACATGAAAAGTAAATACATACGAAACACCATCATCAATGACACATTATCAGAAGAAATTGTCAATGAAGAAGAGGAAATAGTCGAAGTAGAAACTATAAACTTGGCAAATAGCCGTTCTGCTGTGGCAAATCTTGATCTACTTGATGACACTGAAGATTACATTGAAAATTATGAGAGTGTCATGCCACAAGAAATGGTGGAAATGAAGGAGACTTTCAGGCACAGGATTGAACTCCTTCCATATAATGTGATTGAAGCAACAAAAGTTTTTGATAATTTCATAAGCCTCCTATCATCAGTGGATTATGTGACAATGTTCATTTCGAGAGAAAGACTTGGAATTGATTTAAATGATGATTGGTTCCAAATATATAAGGAATTGATTGACTACAATTCAAGGCCCACCTTAAAAGTAAAGAAAATGGAGAAAATAATAAAGGTGACAGTTGGTGGCAAAATGGCTTTTAACATGGCAGATGATATAAGGAACATGCTGAGAATAAATGTTGAAATAGGAATAGCTGAAGGCGTCAGATTTCTGGATACATCACGAAATATCAATTTGGTAGTGAAAATGACAGGTAACAGGGATCATGATATGTCAGAAATAATGAGAGCATTCTTAAAGTTTCTTGAGCTGAGCGCCAAGCCAGAATGGTTTAGAGAAGATACACCATTAATAATCAGCAGGAATAGATCCTATGCTGTTAGTGAATTTTTGTCAGAACTTGAATCAACCCCAGATTCTTACACAATTTTTGATGAGACATTTAAAATGGGTGAAGAGGAGTACCCATCATTACCGAGCAAAATAAGGAAGGAGAAGATGGAAGAAATGAATAGAGCAAGAGGGGTTTTCTCATATGACAACCCCATATTTGTGAGTTCAGAAGGGAAGAAAAATGTGAAAAAGTTGTTAAAGTTACTAAGCTTTAAGGGACATGACAATTCATAGTCAAAAGTTGCTTTTTGTTTTAGTGTACC